TTCTCTTTCAAATGTTGCAGCACCTGCTAAGTCTCCTTGTGCGTCAGCATTTTCAAAGTACTCTTGCATTTGTGGTACAGCACTATCAGCAAAATCTTTGGCTGCTAATTTAGCATTATTACGCTCAGCACGTTTGTAGTCTTCCTGAGCCTTACGTCTAGCAGTTAAAGCATTTTGATAACGTTGGCTATTACCACGTTCTTCAAGAACAGTCTTTCCACTAGATGTAAGAATTTGAGCGTCTAGTTCTTCTATTGAATGTCGAAATGAACCATCAGCATTTTGAGCAGAGTATAATTTAAAATAATTATCTAAAGCACCTTTTGTACCAACCTTAGGGTTTTTTACATCTAACCTAAAGGCCATATCAAGTTCACCGCTAGTCCTCAGGTCTTCTGCTTGTTGAGTAAGACCAGTATAGACTCTATCAGTTGCAACAGCTGCTGCCTTTCGTATTGAAGTAGAAGTAAAGTCATCAACAAACTTATTAGACCTTTCTAAAAAGCCAGGTTCAAGGTCATTAATATTTAAACCAGTTGATCCATATAAAGCATTCTGTACTTGACCCAGTACAATACGCATTTTATTAGGATCACCCTGTGCTTCTATACCAGAAAATTTATTACCTGCTTGATCAGTAAAAGCCTCTTCAGTACTTTGAAGTGCTCTATTAACAAGCAGTGGAGTTTGTTCTATAATAAGTTCATTATAGTAACCCTTTTTCCAATAGTAACCTCTACCAGGATTAGCTGCAAGACCTTTTGCTGTTTCTAAAGGTGAGTCAAAACCTAAAGCGCCATCCCGCATAAGCGTAGCGTCTAATTGTTCTGTTTGAACAGGAATTTGACTTTCAGCTATTGCAAAATTATTTTTTAGTTCAGGACTATTAAGATACTCTTGACGACGGAATTGAGCACCTTCTGCAGTCTGATCTACAATCATCTGCTTAGTTCTTTCAGCAGCTTGTTTACCAAGAGTTACACTGAAATCAACTAAGCCAGTTAATGTTTCCTCAATTTTTTTAGCATTAGCATCAGCTTGTTGTAGCTTTGTTTTTTGTTCAGCTTGGATGCTTAATTGTTCACTTTTTAAATTAGCCTGTACAATTTGCTGATTTTTTTCTCGTGCACGCACTTCATAAGCAGAGTTTTCCCGCATTGCTTGCAGATTATCTCGCCGTTGTTGATTTGTAGCGTCACGTTGTTTTTCTAAGTTACGGATTACCCGGTTACTTTCTTCTTCCATTCGAGCAATACCAGCCCTACTAAGTTGAATAGGTTGGAATCCTCTTGGTTTTGTAGCGGGTTGGTATTGTAGTCGTGCCATGGTTAGTTATTTAATAATGTTTAGGAATTGAAAAGACTGCTTCCTTGGCCAAAAGTTTGCCCGAAAATGGTTCCTGTATTAAGAGCACCAAGCCCAGCGTCTGCAGCTGCAGCAGCTCCAAAACCAGCTTTAACAGCACTAGCGGCACCACTAAGCGCTGGAGCAGCAAACCCAAGAGCTTTAAAAGCAGCTGCACCAGGACCCATTGCAAACGAAGCTGCTTGCAATGCTAAAGGTGCTACCGCTGCAAAACCTGTGTCTACACGTGGCCCTTTAGGAATGTATACTTCTCTCATAACTGGTGCAACAAATTCACGTTCTGGTGTCATTTGTGGTTCAGGTGCATAATCAAATTCTTCAGGGAATAGGTTGAGGTTTGCTTCAGCTTGAAGATTGGCTTGCATTTTTTGCAGTTGAATCTGTTGGATGTTACGACCCGCTTGGCCTGCAGCACTACGCATATTAGCCTCAAGAATTCTATTGTTATATTTAACTTCTTCTTTAGCTGCGTTAATACCAAGTTCAATCATATCTAAATTAAGACCAACCTGTGTTTCACCAAGACTAGCATCAACTCCTACTTTTAATAAATCTACAGCAGCTTTATTTCTAGAACCAGATAAGCTCGAATCAAGAGCAACTAAATCACGAAAGGATTGAGCAGCAGTGGATTGTAAGGTTTTTTTACGTGATACACCGGCTTGACCTAAGGCAGCTCTACCACTTTTTTGTAAACCTTCTACAAACTTAGCTTCTTTTTCAAAAGTATTTTGTGTAGTAGCTTGATTTAACTGTTGTTGGATAGATTCATTACTAATTCTACGATTACTTTTGATACCGTATAATTTAACACCTTGCTCTAATTTCTGAATGCCGCCCCTTTTTATCTCATTCATTAAATCAGCGTGCATAGCTTCACGTTGAAACGCTTGCTGTAGGGCAAGGTCTTGGAGAGAAGCTTGCTGATCATTAATTGCTAATCCAGCGGCTTGCTCATTAAAACCAGTTTGTCGATTATAAATGTCTTGACTTTTTTCGTAAGAAGCTAAAGATTGTGCATATTGATAATCTTGAATTTGCTTACCATACTCCCAGTTAGTAAGGGCAGTTTCATATGCATACTCACGTTCTGCATAATAGTTTGCTTTTTCTGCGTTATGTAGATCTTTATTGTATAAATACTCGGTACGGGCTGCACTTTTCCCTGCTTTTCTAGCATCTCTTTCAGCAGCTCTTGCTTCTTTGTTTCTGTCCCTGCCTGTAAATATATCAGTCCATGACATAATTAAGTCCTCCTATAGAATCGTGGTGAATAAATACCTTCCCATGTCATTGATACTAACGATACAGGGTATGGAAAATTGCTTGTCACTTTAAGTTCAAAATTAGTATTACGTTGATGGATTGGTATAGTGAATTGATGTTCTTGTGCTATAGGACTACTATCTGCTATGTAAGTATTAGCATCAGTTACATACTCTACATTTTTCCATTCATCAGAACCACCTGCTTTTACTTTAAATAAAATTGGGCCTGTTCTACCAATAGAAAATATAACTCTTGATATAGTTAATGTAGCTGTATAATCAGATGTAATAGAATCGTTTTTTTTATAAAAAAATTTAGGTAAGATTACTTCAAAATCATAACCATAACCTATAACAATACCATCAGCATAGCTTGTATAGTCACCTTTAACTTCAAAGTAACGGTAACCTGTACCAATTTCAGTACGTTCAGTAGCAGTTAAATAAAAACCAGCATCAGCATCAACTGCTGCACTTGTCCCTACATCTGCTGTTGGTACACTAAGAAGCATAATAGCTTCCTTTTGTGATATTGGTGTGTAGGGTGTATAGATTTTAGTAACCTCATTAGTGGCATCATACACCACCGCATCGACATTTGTGGCAGGCTTGACGGGCCTTGCAGCCATGTCTAGGCATGTATTACCACTAATACTTGTAGCACCTACCTCAGAGCTTCCTGTGGGGATCTCATCAAGAATTATTTTACCTATTGTATATTCATCTTCATGCTGAGAAATAATAACTACAGAATCATTGATAATCTTTGCAGATTGGATAGTTCCTGGTAGCTGCCATTTAGTCCATGCTTGGAATAAATCTTTCTCACCATTATTATAAAATCTATAGAGGTATAGATAAGATGTAGCAGAATCAATTAATAGTATAGCTGAGTTTTGTGGGCTAACACTTAAATCATCAATAGTATCTGGAAGCCATTCAAGTACAACTTTACTGATATCAACAACAATTGGATTTTGTTCTACATCACGTAGTTGTAAACTAAACAATTTACTATAACCAGGCACTCTATTGATAAAAGCTGTAGTAACACCAACATCAACAGGTGATATGTCAGTTGCCATTTCATAATTAGATAGTGCTCTAATTATGGTTGTAGTGGGGGTAAGTGTACTGGAATCTGTAGCCAATACTTGAAACTGTTGTCGTGCACTAAATAACATCAAACCTTGCGGAGATGGCAATACGTCAGATAGGATAACAGGTCTGATACTAGCTACATTTAAATCAATAGGATCCGAATCAATTTGAGTTAAAGCTGACTTAACAAAAAAATTATAGCTATCATTAGCTACTCCAAAGAATACGTTGTCTTGTGATAACAAGCCAAATCTATTAGAATAAAAAAATGTAGTTGTAATCTTATTACCAATAAAAGAAGGTAATGGGCTAGTTACATCATTACCTGCTTGACGTGCTGACCATGTAATAGGATTAAATGCAAATGCTGTAGGTCCTGTATTTTCTAGTTGATGTGGCATAGTAGATGCATCTAATCCAGGAGATACATCACGAGCTACTGTTTCTTCCCAATAACCCCTACCTCTATTTAGTGCAGTATCATATGCAACAAATTGTAGATGATAATCATCTTCAGCATTAGTTGTATTACTAACTGTTACGTGATGGCCACCGAAAGATTCTAAAGGAAGTTTAGAGGCATCAGCTACGTCATCTTCAAATGCTTCTATAGCAACGTTATTTAGACCACCTTTAGCTTCAATATCAAAGGCAACTGGAGTACCAGTAACGGCACTATAATCAGTTATAACTGCATTAGAACCTGTACTACGTTTAATAACAAGACTATCAGGATAACCTTCTAAATACCATCTACCAGCAAAATCTGCATTACTTGCTGAATGTTGTGCTTCAATAACACTTTTAATTTTATCGACAAGATGATGGTTTATGTTTACATCACTAGCATCGTACAACAACATGTCATCAAATGTTGTACTGTTTTGACTTGTTACCTCAGCCTCTACATGCTGAATAGTAACAGTATACACATAAGTATCTACGAGTGTATTGAGTTTAAGAGTCGCAACAGTCTTAGGGGTATAAGTACCGTTAGCCTGCATTGCAGCAGTAATAGTTTTGTTGGTAATGATTGTAGTATCTTGAATGCTACGAAAATGATAATCATTCTTAGTAGTACCAGTTAGATACGAACTGGCATTGTTTGTGACAGTACACCAAGTACCATCAGCAGCTGTCCAAACATAAATATTTGCACCTTTAATAGCACCAATATATGAACCAGCTGCATCACGTTCAATAAAGAACCATGAAGCACCGTCTAATTCAGACTTAGTAAATTCAGTACCATTTGCTTTTTTCAATACATTAGTATGCTTCATTCCTGGTCTTTTTAATAGACCATAGGTAGGATCGGGATAACCGTTAATGCATTCAGTTACTTGTCCTAATAATTTTTTGTCATCATTTTGTCGTGAGACACCACCAAGAAAGTTTGGTATTAACTGAGTTACTGCTGGCATTAGCGTTGTAAAGTATGGAACGGTTGGTAGCTTTGATAGAAATTACCACCTTTAGGAGCACCAAAGAATGAGTAATCACCTTGATTACATTCGTATTCTAAAGCTGTAGACTTAGCAAAGGCTTCTTTTTGTATTAGCATTTGATATTGATTAGGATCACCAATAATTCTACTAGACACAATTGCAGCTGCTCTTGCAATGATAAAAGATTGAATGACAGTAGGGATACTAGGCCAATCAAAATACCAAATAACATCTACGTATAAGGTATCGTCAGTCCAGGTAAATGAATGAGCAGTTTTATCATAAAGTTTGCCTTCACGATTAATGCTATCTCTATCCATGTTTTGTGTATAAGTTCTATTCAAATCCATATGGAGTATATTATTAGCAATAATTACTTCGTTGGATGAGTCAGGTGTAATAGGATAGTCGTATTCTTTATTAAAAGACCAGCCTTCTGATTGTATTTCGCGAGACACTTCTCTTAGAGTGTTGAGTGCAATCGCAACGTCCGGGTTGGTTTGTGATTCAATTCTACTTGTAGCAATAGACTGTGTTAAGATCTGACTAGAAACAGTCTGAGAAATATTAACAGTATAATCATATGTAACAGGGTCTGTAGCTGGAGATACCTCTACACCTGCAACGGCAATAGATGTACCAACAGTTACACCAGGTCCACCAATATAGGTGCCGACTGGGATATTAGCTACTGTAGTAGTTAGAGTGGTGCCGGAAATAGAACCAGTAAAGCTTGAAACTTCATTCAGTACGAAAGTTTCATCAGTTGTCAATGTAGTGACAGGAGCCTGACCAACTGACGCCAGGATCTGATTAACAGCTTGTAGCTCAGTATTGGAGCCAGTAGTAGGGAAGGCCATAAATTGATAATGAGTATTATTCTCAATAAAGAATTAAAAAAAAGGAGCCTCCGAAGAGACTCCCGTTGGATATAATAATATCAGAATGTAGTAGGAGCAGTAGCGCCAACATACAATTCAACACTAGCAGCAGGGTTGAGGTAATCACAACCGCAAGCCAAGCGACCGAGCATAACATCACCCTGGTAAACCACGGAGACATCACCACTGGTTACTTGAACCTGAGGACCAATTGCTTCAACCATACCGGCAGCTTCTTTCTGGAAGATAAGACCACAGGACTTAGAACCAAATTCAGCTCCAGTACCATAATCATTATTGATACCAGTTTGAGCATCAGAAGCATCTTCAAGAGCTTCACCCACGAAGTCACCAGTGTTACCAGGTGCAGTTACACCAGTTGTACCACCGTAAGCAGTACCATACTTGCCAAGGAAAGGGATATTCATTGACTTGTAGATCTTGATACCAGCAATCTCGATGATGCCGTTACCAGACTGCAAGGCAGTACCTTGTGAGTCACGATTCACCAGACCGTTGGAACCAACAGCTTGGATCAATTCATAGTACTGACGAGGGTTAAGGACGGCAACACGGCCATCGGAAGTAACACCTTTCTCATCAAGAGCAGCAGCTGCATCATAGAATGCAGATACCAAGTTAGCAGCAACGTAAGCATCAGAATCATTGGTAGTTGCACCAACACGAATCTGTGTACCACCGGGCTCAACATAACCAGTTGCACTGATAGGAGAAGCCTTACGTGCACCACGTGCAATAGCACGGAATGCAAGACGGTCATACTTTTCTGCAAGAGCGTAGCCGATCTTACGTGAGATCTCAGAACGAAGATCATAATGAGAAAGCACTTCGTCAAGTTCATAGACGAAAGCTGAGCTGATCAACAGGTCATCAATCGTGATCGTCTTCTCAGCCACAGGAGGTGCACCATTGGAGTCACCAAGGATGCTATTTCCAGGAGTATGGAACTCCGACTTGGTACGACCTGTGAAGATGAACTGCAATGATTTGCCGTTCTTAAGTGTACGCTTCATGATCAAGTCACGAGCGATTGTATTATTTTGGAAGCCTTTGAACATTTCGCCACTGAACAACTTGAGGTACAGTGCGCGCTTGTCTCCAGCTAGGTTAGCCTGACCCAGCTGTGTAAGCTGAGAGGGGTTAACCGAAGATTGAAAAGCCATTTTAAAAGAGAGTTAATAGTTATACGACTCTCAAAGATCTTTGAGTTATTTAATTTGTATTGTGGTCTATCCCACCGTCTAGACGGCAAAGGGTATCCTCGTAAGGGCCAATGCCAATAGTGATGAGGGGAATTGCACCCCTCTTTAAGATCTATCTCACTTGGTGTACTTTACACCGCGATAGCAATAAGTCTTGCCTTGCACAGTAACCTCCTAAGAAGCTCCACAAGCCCCGTTCCATGCTTATGGTGTCATGCGTCCCGAAGGATGAACGGACGTGCTTCTAGTGCGTGCTAACGCACACTAGCCGACTGTAGGTGCCACTAAGGCTACTGGTGTGGAGCTAGTTGATGCAAGGTCAAGTGGGAAGTTATGTGCATTACGTTCGTGCATTACTTCCATACCAAGACCAGCACGGTTCAAGATATCAGCCCAAGTATTAAGGACATGACCATCTGAAGATTGAATTGATTGGTTAAAGTTAAAGCCATTCAAGTTGAATGCCATAGTACTAACCCCAAGAGCAGTAAACCAGATACCCACGACAGGCCAAGCAGCGAGAAAGAAGTGCAAGCTACGGCTATTATTAAAAGACGCATATTGAAAAATGAGGCGACCAAAGTAACCATGTGCCGCAACAATATTATAAGTCTCTTCTTCTTGTCCGAACTTGTAACCATAGTTCTGGCTTTCAGTTTCAGTTGTCTCACGTACAAGGGAAGACGTGACCAAAGATCCATGCATAGCTGAGAACAAGCTACCACCAAAAACACCAGCAACTCCCAACATGTGGAAGGGGTGCATGAGGATGTTGTGCTCGGCTTGGAAAACCAACATATAATTAAAAGTACCGGAAATGCCAAGAGGCATAGCATCTGAAAAAGAACCTTGTCCAAAGGGATAAACAAGGAATACAGCGGATGCCGCTGCCACGGGTGCGGAGTATGCAACAAAGATCCAGGGCCTCATTCCAAGCCGATAACTAAGTTCCCACTCTCGTCCCATGTAACTGTAGATACCAATAAGGAAGTGGAAGACGACAAGCTGGAAAGGTCCACCGTTATAGAGCCACTCATCAAGACTTGCAGCTTCCCAGATGGGGTAGAAATGTAGACCGATGGCGTTTGAAGATGGGACAACTGCCCCTGAGATGATGTTGTTTCCATACATGAGAGAGCCAGCAACGGGCTCACGAATACCGTCAATGTCAACGGGTGGAGCTGCAATAAATGCAACGATGAAGCATGTTGTAGCAGCGATTAGTGTTGGAACCATTAGGACTCCGAACCAACCAACATACAGTCGGTTGTTAGTACTGGTTACCCAGTCACAGAAGTTGTTCCAAATATTCTTTTGTTGTTGTAGCGCGATTGTAGACGTAGCCATTTAAATAGTAGTGCATGTTTATGAAGCGATTAAGTAAGACCAATTTAAAGACCTGGCAGTCTAGAGCTAGGGGAGGAATTGCACCTCCCTTATTCTATTTAGCTATTAGAAACTATACTTGACACCAAGCTTTGTTCCATAATCATTTTCATCTGAATCAAATGCAGCAGACAGTTCTCCATAAACAGAGACACGCTCACTTGCTTGGATAGAACCACCAACTTTACCAGTCAGTTTAGTTTCTTCTTCACCACCATCAGGTGCAAAAATTGTAGGACCAGCCTGTACGTAGTATGAGCCGAAGTTCACACTGTTTTCATACCCCAGGTGAAAATCTGTGGCGTGGCCATTGAAGTTAGAACCAGTAAATCCAGCATTGTTCTCAATGTTTACATAAGGTCCTGCAAGTACAGGGGAAGCAGCAAACAAAGCAGCGGGGAGGATAGCAAGAATTTTCATTGTAGTTTAGTTAAAAAAGAATAAGTGTGTACTGTACGATTACCATGAATACCCCAGCCTAACCAGTAGTATGCAGCATTCATATAATAAGGTACAGTTTGATGATTAGTTTGAAAAGCATAAAGATCTTTTCTAAATCTCATCTCATGTATCATGTAAGCAGTTTGGCAGGTAAGACCACTAGGGTCTTGCTTGCGTTTAGCACAATGGGTGCCAAGCCCAATGTAGCGATCTTTTGATGTCCATTGAATCAAACCATAACCACCACGAAGGCATCTATCATAAGGAACAATAGCACCACCCTCGCAGATGTTAGGTTTAAAGTTAGACTCTTGTTGGATGTTACCCATAATGACCGCCAGTGCTGTACGGTCTGTCACACCAGCAGAAGTCTGTAGTTGTTCTAGAACGTACTGCTGTGGTGCAGTACATTGTGGGCATTCAATCATTTTTTCTTAGCAGTTTTAGCAGAGCGTTTAAAGTTGGCAGCAGTGGGTGCACCAGCACTACCAGGTTTACGCATCTTTTCACCTGAACCTTGTTTAATACGCATTCGTTTAGCGTGGATGTTAGCGTAGAGACCTTTTTTAGCCATTAGGATTTACCACATTTCCATTTGCGTAAAGCAAGAGCCTTCCGAGTAGGACGACCCTTGCTGTCTTTCATTGGTCCTTTAATACCACCCATCCTAGCACAGAAAGATTTCTTACGTTTCCCTCCGCCAGGTTGTGGTGCTTTTAAATTGGAACCTGTTTCTCTATTGTATTTATCACGACCAGCTTTAGTAAGACCACCTGACCGTGACTTGTGTGTTCCGATTTTTAAATTAACGTTACTTTTTTTTGCCGCCATTTTTTGTACCTTTTACAGGTGGACGGCCTTTCTGTGATCCGTAAGTGCCTTTACCTTGTGGCATTACCATACTCCAGGGATAATTTGACCAGTTAGTGCATACGCTCCAAGCGCAGCCATCACACCTAGCATAGCTAGGCGACCGTTTAGCATCTCAGCTTTTTCGTTATGATTCACAGTGTAGTTTTCGTCAGTGTACATGGTGGGTTCTTTAGCAAAGAGGTTTTGTTGTCCGCGATCGTTGGTGGTAACAGTCATTAGAATTCAAGGTCAGAGTTTTCAAGTTTACGCATAACGTCAGAACGATATGCTGGATCACTATCATAACGTGAGTCACTCATAGCTGCTACGAGTTCTGATTGACTACGGAATGCACTATCAGTAGATGATGCAGAACCGCGTCCAGTCAACATCTGACCGTCTTTACCAACAGCATCTGTATATTTATTATTCAATGCTTGAACAGCAAAGAAGATACTATTAGGATCTCCTTTTGCCATTACAGAGTCATACATATCAATCTCTTCTGGAATAAGGGTTTGGCCAGCCCAATCCATCATGTCTTTATAAACTTGTTCACCGCCAACCATCTTAAATAGTTGATCAGCTTGAGCTTCAGATAATTTATCGTCAGAAGATTCGGCCTCTTCTTCTTCAGATTGTTCTTCTACCTCTTCAGAAACTACTTCTTCTTCACGAGGTTCGCCTAGTTTTTTTTGAAGTTCTAGGTAGGCTTGTTCAAGAGATTGTGTATCTTGAAATTTACCTGCAAGTAGCTGTTGTTGTTCCCCTTCGTTAGCCTCGGCAACAGCGAGAGACTCTTGCTCATCAGCATTAAGTTCTGGCTGATCAGCGGGTACATCATTAAGTGTTAGTGTTTCGCTCATTGAATTGGTGGTTGTTGTTGTTGTTGTTCTTGTTGCATCATCATCTGTGCTTCAGCTTGCTGACGTTTTTGATCAACAGCAGCCATCTGAGGTTCTTGTTGTTGAGCCAGCATCTGCTGTTGCTGAGCCATTGCTTGCTGTTGTTCTTGTTGCATCTCCTGCATACTCTTAACAAGATTCAATGTATCAATACCAGATGACGCTGCCAAACGTTTGACAACTTCTTCAGAATTAATATACTGTTGAATAGCTTCTGGTCCCATTGTTTGTGCAACAACACTGAGGAACTGAGCAAGACTTTCTCTGTCTTGACCACGACCCAAAGCATTGATACCAGCAACAATAGTAGGTTTGACGATATCACCTTTAGGAAGGCGCGGGATCTCTCCTGTTTTTTGTGCAACGTTTAGTTTACGATTAAGATAAGGTACAAGAAATTCAACAGTGAGTAGACTAAACAATCCACCGAGTTGACGTTCTAGTTCCATCTGAGTCATACGTACTTCTTCAGCAGTTGTGCGTTCAGATTGTCTGACATTAAGAACAAGAAAAGCATCGCTCAATCGTTGAGAAAGACTACCTACCATTTGATAAGCAGTCTGGAAGTCAGCCGTTTTACCAACCTGCACTACACCAATGTCATCAGGTCTACCTTGAATGATAGCACCGTTACCTGCTTTAGCAAGCGTGGATGGTTTGGTGGTACTGGAGGGTGAAACGGTAAACACTACCTTAGCAGCAGCTGCACTCCCTTCAACGAGTGCTTGTGACAGAGCTTCAAGTGACTTTAGATCACCAATGAATTCTTCGACCCTACCACGTCCATAGACTTCACCGTCTACGTGGTTAAAGCGTAGCACAAGCCAGGGGTTTGCGTCAAGGGGTGCTTTACCATAAGACTTGGGTAGAATCTTGTCGTCTACTTCTTGATGCCAAACCCAACGGTTATTATCCCTAACACAATGTGTGTAGATATCACATTCATCATCATGACGTGATGAATTATCAGAAGGTGTGTTGGGTTGAGGCTCTTTATAATCTGGGTAAGATTTTTTTAATAGTTTTTTTGAGATTGTTTCCTTTGTTACAATTTCTATAACATTACCGTTGCCGTCTCTATCTACTACGTATCGGTTTAAAGGATAAAGTTTTAAACTATCCTTATCCATAAAGATGAGAGCATTACCAGCTACAACAAGATGCTTTAATGCTTGGTGAACAATAACACGATCAGTAGAGGCTGCAATAGACTCCATGATTGTACGTTCAACTTTAGCAAATGACAAATCAAGTTCTGATCTAATCTCTGGTCCTAATTCTCCAGGAATGTTAATATCATTTACCTGTAGCTTAAAGAAACTAGTTTGTGGAGGTAGCAATGCAAGCATTAATTTACTTGCAAGCGTCACCACACCTTTGGCTCCAACTGATTGCCACGGGGTTGTTAATTTTAACGAACCTTTAGTATAAGTCTCATCCTCTCGAATAAGATAAGGTAGAGTTAGATCTGCTGCTTGTCTAGCAGTGTTTAGAAACTGGGAACGGTCTGAAGACAATCTATCATAACGTGTTTTAGCAGTCATTAGACGTTAATTACTCCAGATGTTTTTGACTGGGGTCCTGCAGCAATGGAACTATAAGCAGTTGGGTTTACTTGCAGTTGCCTGCGTTTAAAGCCTTGTGTTCCTGAAGTTTGTGGTGATTTAGAATTAGACCTGATTTGAAAGCTGCTTTCCAATCCTGCTCTTGCTGTATTAGCAGCTTGAGTACGTTCACGAATCTCCATTTGTCTTAGTCTTTCAGCTTGCCTTTCTTCGGCTTCACGTTGTAGTTGTTCTTGCCTTGCGATCTCTGCCCTACGCTGCACTTCAGCTTGTGCCATCTGTCGTTCTTGTGCAGCTGCAGCTGTAATTTGAGAGACAAGTTCACCCGCGCCGAAGCGATCGCTATGTAGCTGACCTTGGTTTGAATTAATCCAATTTAAAATGTCTTGATTACTCTTACCAGCTGCAAGGTTGCCGTAGTAATCTGCGTGACCGAATCGGTTACTCTGTCCGTAAGAAGTGTTCATGGTATAAAATTAGTTTAGTTTTCTTCCATGTATTTAATAACCCATTCAACGACATTACGTTGTCCAGATCTATACATGATTTTTGAATGCGAATCTTCTGGTGAAGGATTCACTGGTGGAAAGGCTTCTTCTAATTGATGTATTAAACCACGGGCTTGCATACCCACGGTTTCAAGCATACTGGGGGAGGTTAACATTACTATGCTCAAAGAATGCTGGCATCCGTGCTGCCTTAGTTGCGGAAAGCTCAGGAGCTTTACCTTCATACATTAAGCGATCACTAGAATCCAGCCAAAATTTTTTATCTAAATATTTATCGGTAGTATTATTACCTAGGGGCTGCATTACCCAATTGATAGTTGCCTTGCGGAGTTTATCAAGACTAGGGCTGACAGTAAGCCCCAACTCCCGACAAACAAGGCTATTGGCAGCAACGTGAATTTGTTCATCTCTGCTTATATCCGCACTGACTGTTCGCATTCCAGCGTCACCATTAAAGCGGAAGAATGGTAGAAGAACGAAGAAAATTGCACGTTCGGCAACCATTGCTTTGAGGATTGTATGATCAGGATGCGCAGTCCAAGCTTCCCTGAGCCTGAGAGCTTCCGATTCAGCTTTTTGGTCAACACCGTAAGCATTGGCAATGTAACCAAGTGCCAGGTCGTGATTTTCCTCATCGGTGACATTTGATTCCAGTAACTCCCTCGATAGTTTTGGTACGTCGGTAGCCAATCCATCACGGATAAAATCTCCCACAGGTAGTTCCATATGTCGCAACGCAAGAGCACGGTAAACCGTCTCTTCCGCCCCTGCCTTGCATAATCCGGCAGTTGTCTGGACTGGTGTCCATTTTCTTTTTCTGTTTAGTAGTTTCTCGTAAGGGTTCATTCTTGGCAATCACATGTAAGTTCTTCATTTAAAATGTCCTCCAAATAATTCTCTACATCTTCTGCATCTAGTGCAGCATATGCATCTGATTTATCTTGTGTATCACTCATTACTTGTAATGAATAATAGAGGCTTGTTTGCGGAGACCTAAGCCACTCTTCTACGAATGCATTATCGTAGGTTACTGAATCACTCCAAGAGTTGAAACTGTATCCATGAAGAAGTCCTGTGCGATCAAGCATTGTCATAATGCCATCTGCAACTCTTTTATAATTTTCCCAACCTACTTCTGACGCAATCTCTACGTCACCATAGTTGTAAGTTTGTACTCCGAAAGTACCTGAGTCGCGATCGACTGTCTGCGAGATAGGTGGAGCGATTTCTGGTGTGCTAGTATAGCCATCCAGATCCACGCTTCGATAACTGCAACTGGCGGTTGGAGCGATAGCAAAGGCTCGAACCATATTATGTTCGCGAGCAATTGAGGCTGCTTGTTCAATTCCTGAAGCAATTTGAGAGACAAGTTCATAAGATGCAGATCGGATAATTTCATTGTTGTTATATTGATCTAACGCTCTTCCAAATTGTTCGTATGTTACCCCGTACCTCCGTAGGAGATTTGCGAGGCCAAGCATTCCGAGTCCCACTTGTCTATCAATTTCAGGCGGGAGGTATTCTCCAGAATCTCCGACAGCTGTCCTACTATGTAGGCTGCACAACTCGGACATACCTTCAACAAATGCTCGTGGGATGTCGTCGAACTCACAGGCTCCAAGATTGATATGTTGTAGTAGACAGGTACCTCGTGATGGCAGGTATACTTCGAGACAGACGTTACCTCTGATGCGCTTTCCTTCATTGTCATATTTTACTTTGTTTAGCCAGATGTCACCTGATTTGATTCCATATAGTAGGTCTTCCTTGAACGTACAATCCTGCCACCACTCTTCAGTGATGTTGATGCATCGTTTGACCCAAGGTAGTTCGGATCTATTAGCAGTGATAAACTCCCTAGCATCAGGATGGGATAGGTCAAGGTGCAACACAATCGCACCATTTTTGTAAATGCCGCCCCTTCTAAGTATTTCATTTAAAGAAGAGTAAATTTTACCAAAACTTACAGGACCAGAAGCAGTGACTCCTGACTCTCTTGTGTAACCTTTAGGGTCAAGTTTAGAGAGATGAATAGCACAACCTGCGCCATACCTGAGAGCGTGTGAGGCAAACCTCCAGCTCGCTTCGATACCATTTGGTCCCTCCATCTCATTCTCTACGGTGTAGACCGTACAGCTGACGGGGAGGCGGTGTGTAGGATCATCGATCCATGATTGAACACGTCCTGTACGTGCGATATAATTAGACATTGAGTAGATCAGTTAGGTTTGGAGGTTTGTAGTTTGGTCCTTTTAAGACCTTACCGTCTGCGCGGTAAATAGGTTGTCCATTCTCATCTAGTTTGGACATGTTTGATTTATGAACTCGATCCATAGCTTCATCTAGATCCCAGCCTTCATTAGCAGCAAACTGATAACAAACATAGACAAGATCACAAAGCTCTTTTAATTGTTCGTGTTCATCTTTTAAATGAAAAGCTTCGTGAAACTCTGACCATTCTTCATCGATCAAAGATTTCTGAGTCTTCGTCCCATTCGGTGAATTGACCACCGAGTAAGCGTCCCGGAATTCTTTTGCTTGACTCAAGCGTGTTGTCCCAGTCTGATTGTGTTTTGTCGAGTTCATGTTGTAGATAGTGAATTGCTTTAGCTAGGTCTTTTCTTTTGTCTCCTTTGTATTCACAACGACAAATGTATTTGACAGCATTAGCTTGAAAGAAACTGAGGTTTTGATTAACGATGAAGTCTCCTACTTCCCAGTTGTTTCCGTAGTGTTCAGGTGATTGGGCCATTGTTTGACTAAGTTGGATACGGTGTTAGCAAGTGCAAAGTTCTGACGTTGTAACGCCATAAACAATGTAATGATATCTGTTTTATCAGCTTTAGGTAGTAAGTCTTCAAGCCTTCTTATCTTGAAGTCCTGTTCCACTGTCAACTCCATAATCGGAGGAGGGGGTAAAAAGGATGGGCTGTTTTGCTCTCCAGTCATAATCATCGTTAGTAAGGATCTTTGCAAGTCTTGCATTTTGTAGTGCAATGTCTTCACTAAGATCTTTCTCAGCAAATGCATCAACAACTGTTTTCCAAGTGTAGCCTTTATCTTCAAACAAAGCAACAGCACGTTTAATTCCTATTCCAGGTACACCGCTGTAGCCATCAGTTTGGTCACCTGCAAGCGTCTGTATAAGGTGCCAACGTTGTCCCTCTGCTTCTTCCACATTCACGGTTTCATCCATGGTGTAGAGTGTTCCAGGTATTTGTCGCATGTCCTTATCAGGACTAACGATAATGTTACCAGGATATTTAGTAGCGTAGATACCCATACTATCATCTGCTTCAAGAGTCGGTAGTATTACTACTTCGTACTCATTTTTAAGAGCATTGATAACACGTTTGTATCCACAAGGTTTCTTGCGATTGCGATGACCTTTGTAAGCAGGCATGATCTCCTTACGGAAATTAGTACTATCACTAAAGAAAAGAACTACCTCTGGTACATCCCACATGAACTGATTTTTAATTTTATTTAGTTCACGTTTGACTGCTGCGTATGCTTCACTGAATTTGCTGACAACTACAATTACATCATCACCAAAGTCAACTTCTGACTCTGCACCGGCACAAGCCTTGTAAACAATGTAATCTGCGTCAACAAATAACTTCATTTACCTTGGCCTCTATATTTCTTCTTACCCTTACGTGGCTTACTATGCAAGCCGTTACCCTGACGGGTTTTCTTTGATGTAAACGGGACTACTGTTTGTACTCCCATCATTGATTTACTTCTCATTAGTGGGTTTCACTCCAGTTTTTTCCTGTTTTGGCTTCTGCGTCGATTCTGATTCTGAGGTTGTAGTATTCTCCAGCTGCGAGACTGCTAAATACCAAGGATGTTGATAGGTCAGCTGTCTGTTCAGGGGAACACTCGAATTGCAATTCGTCATGTACAAAGGCTAGTTGTGAACAACATAAATTTAATTCTTTAATGTTTTGTTGATTGATAACCATCCAACGTTTTGCCAGGATGGCGGAGTTACCCTGCAGGCAGTAATTTAACGCTTTATGCGGGCTATCCACCATAATTTTTCTGCCATCGATAGCTTTGATAAATCCTCTTTCTGAAGCTGTCTTGATAGATGCCAGGAGTTTATCGAGTCCATCAATCGCGTCAATATATGCCGCTCTGATTTCCTTACCTTTTTTCTTGGCTTTCGGGGATGAAAGAAGTTTGTCATAGCTGTGTCCAATTTTTTCGTCACCTGCGCCGTACAGGAAAGCATACGTTACGGTTTTTACAAGCTTCCTAGATATTCCTATCTTGTCAGCATTGACTTGGTGTATATCTCCGTTGAGGAGGATATCTGCATATCGTCCATCATCATATCTGGCAAGGAAATGAGACAACATACGTAACTCAATCCCAGACAAATCAGCAGCGACCATGACTTGACCTGGAGATGGTAAGAAAAGTTCTCTAAATCGTGGGTCACTTGGTACTTGGGCAAGGTTTGGGTTTCGATGGGCGCATCTAAAAGTAGAAGTAGCGACGGAACAATGATGATGTATCCGACTAGCAGTCGTACATAGCTTCAGCCAAGCGTTCGCGCCTTCGGATATCATTCCAAGCATCTTCGTTATCGTCAAAATCTGGAGGAATGCAAGGGCAGTCTCTGTCCCAATCTCCTTCAATATCGGTTCGTCGATGATAGGCTTCCCAGTAGGTGTCTTCTGGGTTGGAATCCAACCATGAAATGTTTGCAGGATCCATGAAATATGATCTCTTGATTGTGTATTTAATTCTTTAAGACGTGTAAATGGAGCGTCTTTGACATAGCCTTGGGTCCGATTATCTCGCTTAGGAGTAAATACTGGTCCGGCAACGTAAGGGTGCCTGTTGCGTAGTAATTGATTAACTTTTTCAAGCTCTTGTCTGAGAGTTGATGCAAGTTGCCATGCAGAACGTTCATCAAAGTACCATCCATGTAGTTCTTGTTGTGTGAGGATTTCTGCTGCTTCATGTTCTAGCGTGATCCATTCAGGTATGGTTGAAAGTGGTTCCAAAGTTTCCTTGTGACAGTAACGTCTTGTATCATGTAGTCCTCCATTTCTGGTGACCATTCTTTCCAATCGGTATCTTTACAGTAATCACCTTTAGCTTCATCAAGGCGATAACCCCAAGCAGCTAGTGAATGCGACCCGTAAAGTTTAAGTGGCATACCAGTCCATGTCTTTTGTTTATCGATCTCTATCAAGTTCGGATGATAAAGACGGCTAAGCAGAAGAGTGTCCAAGCAATCACCAATACGTCTAAACCATGGATAAAACTTAGTGATGATGCTAAGGTCATAATTAATAATGTTATGACCGACAATACAATCAGCGTCTTCGAGGTATTGGATACCGCGCACGATAGGTTCCGCCGCTGGTCTCTCTGTAGCTGACGTAAACGATTGATCATTAAAGACCATCGTTTTTTCAGTGTCGGTGTCGTAGATGCAAAGACAGTGGATTTTGGTAGCATCATTAAGAAGTCCGTTTGTCTCCAGATCGAAGATCAGCATTATTCCAGTGGTAAGTTTTGTCTACAAATTGTGCACGTTTGACTGCCTCTGCACTAGGAGGGTTAGGTTTAGAAATCTGTTGTTGCGTCGAATTCTGCTGTTTCATTGAATTTACAAGTGGATAGGTTGTAGTTTAATCGACAAGCAATGCCTGTTTCCCCAGAGTAGCGATTCTTGAGAACTCTAACAATTGTATCAGAGTGTTTAGTTTCACTCTGTTGATTTCTTTCGAGTCCAATAACTGCATCGCTAAGTTGAGCGATTGCCGCACTTCCTCTAAGTTGTCCGAGTGTAACACGTGCACCTTCTTCATGGTTTTGATCGGATGATCCCCGTTTTAAATGTGATACTAAAAATAATACAATACCAGTACGCTCAACAAGTGAACGTAACCGTGTCATCGTTTGGTCTATCATCCGTCTCTCATCCCCATCAAGTCCACTCATAAGAATGGATAGGTGATCAAGAAAGATAATTTTACAATCAAGCCCTGAAGCCAAGTATTCTATCCTGTTGTAAATAATATCAGGATCAAAACTACCAAACCCATCAAAAAGATAAAGGTTCCATTTATCAATACTTGAGTCAAATGCTTTTGTAAGTTCATCATGACTATGTTCGCCTAAGGCTAGGTTCTTACCTACAGCAGCTGACATCAAGCCTAAAGCTGTACGGCGGTTTGACTCTTCAAGTGCCAAGTATCCAACCCGTTCTCCGTTCGATAACAAGTGAGCAGCCAAGTCTCGACACACGGACGACTTGCCTTGGCCTGATCCTGAAGTAATTGTGACAAGCTCTCCGCGCCTAATCCCGTGAAGCTTTGACTGTAATCCTTGAAATGGGTAGTCATAATCAGCTGGTGGTTGTGGTGT